CCATGGTCAAGAAAGCCGTCGCCGGCATGGCTGCGCTTTCGCTCGCGGGCCCCGCGGCCGCGGGCGGTGTCCATCCGGGCGGCGCGGGTGTGGTGATCCACTTCTCGCCGCAGATCAGCGTGCAAGGTGGCGCACCCGACGCCGTGCAGAGCGCTGTCGGCAAGGCGCTGCAGGTTTCACTCCATGAGCTGGAGCAACTGGTGCAACGCGTGATCGACCAGAAAGCGCGGAGGGCCTTCTGATGTACGCGGTCCTCGGAAACATCGGCTTCCAGCTCTTGCAGTTCAACGGGCTGGAAAGCCAGCACGCCGCCGATTGGGCTGAGCATGCGCGCATCGAAGGCAAGCCCCGGCTGCAATGGATGGGCGTACGCCTGGTAGAGCACCGCATATCGCTAGTGCTGCATGCGCGCTACTGCGTGCCCGATACCGAGGCCGCGCGACTGCGCACGGCGCTCGCAGATGGCAAGGCGCTCGCCTTCGTGCTCGGCAATGGCACGCACCTGGGCTACTTCGTCATCACCGAGCTAGGCGTCACCACACAGCACACCGATGGGACCGGCACGCTGATCGCGGCCGAGCTCACGCTGACCTTGCGCGAACACGTCGGCGATTCGGGCGACCCATCGACGTCCGCCCCCGCGGTTCAACCAGAACGACTCCCGGCTTCGGCCCGCAATGCGACGGCACCTCAGGCCAAGGCGACCCTGCCCGTACCTGGCACCGAAGTACGTGAGACGATTCGCAAGACAGTGGCCCTTGCTTCGCAGGCTCGCTCCGGCGTGGTTGTCGTCGCCGATGGGCTGCGAATCGCGCGGGGCCTCAAATCCAATCCGGCAGCCGCATTGAGCCGCATCCCGGATCTGGCCGCCAACGCGGGCCAGCTCGCAAGCGGCCTTTCCGGCTTCGCACCGGCGCTTGCACCTGTCGCCGAGACGCTCAAAGAGGCTGATCCGATTCTCTCCGCGAGCACGCGGGCACTGGCAGCCGCCAACGCGATGCATACCAGCCTCTCATCAGGTGTGACGCCCGGCAATGTGGCGGACCACCTGGACGAGGCGGCTTCGCGCCTGGACAGCGTCAGCGGAGAGCTGACAAGTGTCGCGCCGGCTCTTGCACGCCTGGCCGCCCAGGTTGCAACGAGGAGATCCTGATGTACCTCACGCATCGAACTACTGAAGGCGAGCGCTGGGACCAAATCGCCTACCGCTACTACGGCAATCCGTTCGCCTACGCGGACATCATCACAGCGAACCCGGAGTTTGCAATTACCTCGACGCTACCCAGTGGTGCGCTGCTGCTCATTCCCGTGATTGAGCGCGCCTCGACTCTCCCGACCGACGATCTCCCGCCATGGAAACGGTAAGCAGTTCCACGCGCATCGCGCGCGCACCCCGCTTCGAGATCACGATGGCGGGACACAACGTGACGGCAGCCCTGACGCCCTATCTGCTGTCGGCCACCTACACCGATTACGTCGAAGGTCAGTCGGATACGTTGGAGATTGCCGTCGAGGACACCGATGGGCGCTTTCGTACCACCTGGTACCCGACCCAAGGCGATGCGTTGCAACTCAAGCTCGGCTACCAAGACACGACGCTACTCGATTGCGGCGGCTTCGAGATCGACGAGATCGAGCTGGAAGGGCCGCCGGATACCGTGAGCATTCGGGCCGTTTCCGCAGGTGTCCTGCGCCCGCAGCGCACCCACATGGGCCGAGCATACGAGAGCACGACGCTCGCCACGATTGCACGTCAAGTGGCGGTCCGCCTGAAGCTCAGCCTAGTGGGAACAATCGAGGCCATTCCGATTCGTCGCGTCACGCAGATCAATGAGAGCGACCTCACATTCCTCCATCGACTCGCAGGGGAATATGGCTACGCCTTCTCCGTTAAAGGCACACGCCTGGTGTTTGCCAAGCGTGCGGAGTTGCGCGCAGCCAAGGTCGTGCTCACGCTGAGCCGCAGCGATCTCGCCCGCTATCGCCTGCGCGACAAGATCATGGGTGTCGTGCATGAAGCGCAGGCGAGCTATCACGACCCGAAGACCAAGCGACTGCGCCACTACAAGCTGCGCGACACGAGTCGGGCCGCTGCGAGCGCTGACAAGGTGAAGGTGGTCACACGCGCCGAGTCCGACGAGCAGGCTCGCGCGCAGGCCAGCTCCGCCCTGGCCGAAGCCAACATCGAGGCGACCGCACTCACGCTGACCGTGGAAGGTGACCCGCGCCTCATGGCAGGCGTGAACTTCACGCTTACCGACATGGGGAAGCTCTCAGGCACATACCACGTCGTTATGAGCCGGCACACGATCGGTCGCAGCGACGGCTACACCACCGAGATCGAGGCCAAGCGTGTGGGGGCATCCAATGCGTGAGATCACGGGCAGTGCGCGCTTCAAGGTTGGTGTTGTCGCGGCGTGCGACGAGGAGGGCCCGCGCGTGCGGGTCCGCTTCCCCGATCTGGACAACCTTACGAGCCACTGGCTGCCCGTGGGCGTGGCGAAGTCGCTCAAGGACCGCTACTACCATCTTCCCGACGTAGGCGAACAGGTGGCGTGCCTCATGGACGCACGCTTCGAGGAAGGCGTAGTCATCTGCGCAATTTACTCGGACGCGGACAAGCCGCCTGTTGCGAACGGCGACAAGACACACGTGCGCTTCGGCGACGGCACAACGCTGGAATACGACCGGGCGAGCCACACGCTCGCCATTGACGCGAAGGGTCCGATCACCATCGTAGCGGCGGCCGCGGTGACCGTTACGGCACCGAGCGCCACGGTGAAGGCCGACAGCATCACGCTCGATGCGGCGCAAACGACCTGTACTGGCGAGCTGGCGGTAGGGGGGCTGCTGACCTACTCGGCGGGCCTTAGCGGCTCAGGCGGCGGCAGCGCCTCTGCGCGAATCACTGGGGACGTCCAGGTGCAAGGTAACCTCAACGCAACTGGGCACATCACGGGAGCCTGAGCCGATCGCTAAACCCGTTTAAGCGACGGGTGCCGCGCGGGTCAGGATGATCGAAGCATGACGCGCCTTGCCGACATCACCGCCGTTCATTGGCAGCCTGCTCTGGGCGCCCTCGACACAATCGTCGAGGGCGCCGACGACATCGCCCAGGCGATCGCGATCATCCTGCGCACGCCCAAAGGCGCCGACCCGCACCGCCCGGAGTTTGGCTCGAATCTGCATCTGTATCTCGACTGGCCGATCGATCAGGCGCGTCCGCATGTCGTGCGTGAAGTGTTTGACGCTATCTCGCGCTGGGAGCCGCGCGCCGAGCTGGTCGAGGCGAGGCTTGCTGCCGACGTGTCACAGCTCACAGTGCGCGTTGTCTTCAAGGTTGGCAATGATGTGTTCCAAGCCGGAGTGGCGCTGTGAGCCTTGCCCGCCCCGTGTTCGTCTCTTGCGACCCGCAGGCCATTACCTCGGAGATGGTCGCAGACTACGAGGGCCGCGTAGGGCGCACGCTCTATCCGGCTCAGGTTGAGCGCCTGCTGATTGACTTCTTTGCCTATCGGGAAACCCTGGTGCGGCTTGCGATCCAGCAGGCGGCAGAGCAGAACCTGGTGGCCTTCGCTCGCGCTCCGATGCTCGACTATCTGGGGGAACTGGTAGGGGTGACGCGCATCCCGGCTCAGCCGGCCGCGACCGTCCTGCGCTTTTCCACCGAGGCCGGCCCTGTCTCACCGCTGCTGATCCCAGCCGGTACCCGCGTTGAGAGCCGAGACGGCGCGATCGCGTTTGCGACTGATACGGACGCGATCGTGGCCGCGGGCGCGACCTCGATCGACATTCCCGCGACCTGCACGACTGCGGGCGTCGCCGGCAACGGCTGGGCGGCGGGTCAAATCGCAACGTTGATCGACGACGTCGGCGCCGGCACGCTGACGGTCGCGAATACTTCTGTCACCGCCGATGGTGACGAGGCCGAGAAGGATGATCGCCTGCGCGACAGCATCCGGCTCGCCCCCGAGAGCTTCTCCACGGCCGGCAGCCGGGCAGCGTATCGCTTTCACGCGATGCGTGCGAGCACGCAGATCAGCGACGTAGCGGTCCTCACGCCCAAGGCCGGCGACGTGGCGATCTATCCGCTCACGACCTCGGGCTTGCCATCCGAAACGCTGCTGGCACTTGTTGCCGCGATGTGCAGCGCCGAGAAGGTGCGACCTCTGACAGACACTGTGTTTGTGTTGTCGCCCATCGAGCGCCCGTTCACAGTGCGGGCGAACGTCAAGATCTACGCGGACCGGGATCCGGCTACCGTACTCGCCGCTTGCCAAGCGTCGATCGCCGCTTGGGCCACGGACCGCGCAGCCGGCCTCGGTCGTGACGTGGTCCCATCCCAAGCTAATGCGGCGCTGTCTGTGGCCGGCATCTACGAAGTCGAGCTGATCGAGCCGAGCGCTCCGATCGTAGTTGCCGAGAACGAGTGGGCGCACTGCACGAGCATCACCGTTGCGCTGGCGGGACTCTCCAATGGCTGACCATCCGCTACCGCCGCCCCTCGCTGCAGATCCGCGTTCGGCCGCGCTCGCGGCGCTCGCGGACCGGCTTGATGCGCTCGACCTGTCGGTCCTGCTGACTGACCTCATTGATGTGGTCACGGCAGAAGCGTTGCCCTTGCTCGCTGAGCAGTTCCACGTGCTGGGCGACGAAGGCTGGGCCTTGGCTGTAACGGAAGAACAGCGCCGCTCGCTGATCAAGAACGCCATCGCGCTGCATCGCTACAAGGGCACGCCCTGGGCGATCCACCAGGCGCTGATTTCCCTTGGACTCGAAAACCCAGATCTGGGATGGCCGGCTGAAGTCGTCGAGGGCCTGCATCGTCTGACCTACAGCGGCACGCGAACTTACAACGGGTGGTTTGTGCACGGCGATCCGGCCAAGTGGGCGCACTACCGCGTGGTGTTATCGCGTCCGCTGACCGCAGAGCAGGCGGATCGAGCACGAGCACTCCTAGCCGCGGTGGCGCCAGCTCGGTGCGTGCTGGATGCACTCGACTACTCGGCCGCCTCCTGGCTCTACGACGCAACTCGCCGCTACGACGGCACCATTAACTACGGAG